GGCGAGCAATGGGATGACATGAAAAACGAAATGCTTGAGGGCGACTTAAAGGATATGCTTGATTGGTGGCCGATGGGTAAAAACCATTACGTTGTCAGCGAGCGTTGGCATGCTGAAAACCCAGGCTGGAAGATGTCAGGACGCGGACTTGAGCGTGTTAAGGTTAAGAGCGGCAACCAGTGAGTTTTAGTTTATACGTTAGAATTACAATAATATGAATACACCAGAGACAGATGCGGCTGAGAAAATGGCTTTTGCCCAAGAATACATGGTTTCTACAGACTTTGCTCGCAAACTTGAGCTAGAACGGAACAGTATTATCACGAAATCTGCCGAATTGGAGATTAAATGCCTCAAAATAGGTGAGGTGATCACCGATTTAAACCAACGCCTTCAAGAGCGCCAGGAGAGCTTCCAGGCGCAACTGATCCGCATCGAGGAAATATGGCGTGGTAAGCTGGTCGAATCTCGCAAGGATGCAGACAGGCTTTACAATTGCCTGCTCGAAGCTGGAGTTGATGACTCTTCCTATGTGCAGAATGTGCTGGCACAGCACGAAGAACTGGCCGCGATTGGGTAGTTTTTGTTGACTGGGTGTTTTGATGCAGTAGCGTTTGTTTGTCGAAGTTCTTGGGAGTTGCGTCCATATAGAACCAGATACTTTATCAATCATTGGCCGTTCAGGCCGCTTCCTCGCCGGGTAAAACCGGGCCGCAACCGGGGGAGCAACCTGAGCGGCCTTTTTGTTTTTAAGATGCACAACTGGTACGCAAATCTCCTCCTTGATCACCGATGGCTAGCGAAGCGCAAAGAAGCACTTCATTATGATCACTATACCTGCCAGAACTGTGGCAGGAAAAACCCAGAAGTAACGCTTTGCGTCCACCATCTTGGATACGTTACCGGTTGGATGCCGTGGGATTATCCATTGACGCTTCTTCAAACACTGTGCCTCGGTTGTCATAAAAAAGTTCATGCAGGACAGAAGCCGCATTACGTCATTTGCATCACTTGTGGAGGTCTAACTCCAGATTCAAAAGCCAACGGAAGAAATGACAAGCACGAGTGGATTTGCGAGGATTGCATACAAAAACAAGCAGTTGAAGAAATTGCCATGAAAACTGCATTTGTTTACCTTATGAAGAACACTAGAAATGGTTTCATTAAAATTGGATTTAGTAAAAATCCTAAATTTAGAGAAAAAACTCTTCAGTCTGAGGAGCCTGAAATCGAATTGCTGGCTTCTATTGAGGGCACTATCGACCTTGAGAAGGAGCTACATGCTAGATTTTCAGCCTATCGAATCAGGGGAGAATGGTTTCGATTAAGCGAGTTTGAAATAGAAGACGCTAAGCAATACGTCATTTTTCACCACGGTAGAATAAAGCCATCAGGAGACAAATTATGAGCCTTAAAGCCATCAATAAATTCAAGATGTGCAAGATGTCACCAACTCAAAAGTTGGTAATGCTTTGCCTGTGTGATTGCCACAATCAAGAGTCTGAGAGATGTGATCCAAGCGTGTCGCTCATCATGAGTTTTACAGGGCTTTCAAACCGGGCTGTAGCTACCGCTTTGAAGGATTTGGAACGTCTAAAACACATCAAGATTAACCGTGGAAACGGATTCAAATCATCTTACAATATCGACATAACCAGTGAACCTCCTGCGGTGGTTGATTTAGCTAAACCAGTGAACGTCGTTCCACAACCAGTGAACCTGCCGCACCCCCGCAGCACGTTCACTAGTGAACCTCCTGCCATAACCAGTGAACCTCCTGCTGGGGTACCAGTGAACCTCCTGCCTAAACCAGTGAACGTCGTTCACACAAACAGAGAAGAACAGAGAATTAAACAGAGAATAACCGGAAGTACTGACAGGCTTGATTCGCCGTTGTTTGAAGAAACCGACTCACACGACTTTCGATCAACCATGGCAGAATGGTTTGAGGACAAGTCACAACGCAAACAGCGTTACACGCATCGTGGATGGAGGGCGCTCTTGACCACCTGTCGGCAAAAACCAATCGGCGTGTTGCGATGCGCTGTGAACAAGGCCATGTCGGGAGGCTGGCAAGGCATCCATTTTGATAAAATATCAGCCGAAGATGCGGCTGCTTTCGAGCCAACTTCAACAATTGCATTTGCCGATCCAATCAAGGACAACCCTAATTTTATGGAATTTCAAGAATGGTTTGAAAAGCTTCCTCCAGAGCCAGAATCGACCATAGATGTCGATTTCAACAAAGTTTTGGAATCATACCGTGAAAATAATTCACCAGATGCCTCTATTTCGCACACAGATGGCCCTCAGAGCGTCGAGGAGGTGTCAGTATGGTAACGGTAGCTGATATTAGCCAAAAGCTCTCAAACAAGGCTTTAGAGGTCTGTAAGCTTCTTCTTCCTGGCGGCAAAGAAGATGGACAGTTTTGGGTGTGTGGAGACATTGCTGGATCGCCAGGAAAAAGCCTGAAGGTGGCTTTTGTTGGCAGTTACGTTGGAAACTGGCGAGATTGGGCTGATGATTCCAATAAAGGCGATCTTCTCGATTTGTGGCGCATCACAAAAGGAATTACAGCGGCACAAGCCATCAAGGAGGCTAAACATTACCTTGGTATTAATGATCCAGTCGATGCAAAAAAGAAGGATTACCGCAAGCCTGTAAATTCCATACCTGAACTTGCCACAGAGGGTAGAGGTGTTGCATATCTCACAGGTTCCAGGCATTTGAAGATTGACATCATACGGAAATTTAAGGTTGAGGGAGTCCGCGAAAGACAGGCTATTGTTTTTCCATGCTACGCGCCAGATGGCGAGTTGATCAATCGTTCATATCGTACTCTTACTGAACCTAAGCAGGTGTGGCAGGAAAAAGATTGCGCCCCATGTATGTTTGGATGGCATGCACTCAATGAACAAGCATATAAGGATAAAACAGTTCTTATTTGCGAGGGTCAAATCGACTGCATGACGTGGACTCAATGGGGAGTCGATTCTAAAACTATTACTAATGGCACCGGCACATCATGGGTTGAGTACGAGTGGGATAATCTAGCTCCATTTGACACAATTTATCTGGCATTTGATCAAGACAAAGCCGGAAGAGAATTAACCGACAAGATCATCCAGCGTCTAGGTAAGCATCGTTGCATGATTGTCTCAATGCCCAAAAAGGATGCGAACGATTGTCTAAAATCTGGCTACACTCAAAAGGACGCTTTAGATTGGATTGGAAATGCCAAGATGGCCGCAATCCATAAATTCGTGCGTGGTGATGAGTTGGAGGAACGTGTTGTGGCTTCATACACCCCCAAGGAGGAAGCCTTTACATTGCCATTTTTTAAGGGCGATTGGCATGAGGGTACTGGGTTTTATTTTCGACCAGGAGAATTGACAGTATGGGGCGGCTTAGCCTTTGCTGGCAAGAGTACTATGCTTAACTTTTTGAAGGCAAACGTAGTCAGTAAGAGGAGATATATTTTTGAGGCAACCATGGAGATGTTGGTTGAGAATCAAATTGGCAGGTTAGCAAAGGTTTGTATGGGTCATGAGATCAACGAGCCGAAGTTGCGTCGATTCTGTCAAGAAATAGGTAGGTATCTTCTATTTGCTGATGTCGTTGGAAGTATAGCAATGGAAGAGTTGATGGAAATGCTATGGTTTGCCAATCGTAGATATGGATGCACAGATTTCATTATTGACTCAATGATGAGAATTAAAGGTCAAGCTGACATGGAAAAGCAGGCTGAAATCGTGAACACTCTGCAAAATTTTGTCAAGGAAAGCGGCAGTCATGTGCATCTCGTATGTCATTTTCGCAAGCCAGTTGAAGGCGAAAGACCAACAATGTATCACGTCAAGGGATCATCTGCACTCATCGACAATCCAGACAATGTTGCAATTATCATTAGAAATAAGGCGAAGGATGACGCTATCAAGGCTGGTAAATCTCGCGAGATAATCGACGCTATGCACGACACTGAAGTGATTATTGAGAAGCAGCGCGTTAGTGGTTGGGTAGGAAGCTTCAAGTTGAAGTACCATAAAAATACCTTTTCTTTTTCAGCGGCATCAAAATGAAGTTTTGAAATCCCCCTTGCATCCCAACCAAAAACGGACGTATAGTTAGATACCGAATATGAAAACCATTGATGAACTGCAAAAGATGCTACTCGAACTCTCATGGGTTCTAGTTGATGATCGCCTGCCAACCAAAGAAGACGCCAACAAATACGGCGATGTCGATTGGTCTGATGGCGATGATATTTGGGAGGGTGCGTATGACCGTGGTTATGATCACGCAACGCATTGGAGGAAGATTGTGCTTCCGAACGCTAAAGTAGAGGCTCACCGCGAATGAATACCAAATCCAAGAACGATGTTGTCAGTGTTTCATCAGAAACCTTGTTGGGCCGGATGCTTTTTGTCTATGCGCTTAACGGAGTGATTAAATGCTTATCCGCTGACGAAATCTGCCAGTTTGAATCTGCGATGTTGGATGTTGGATGGAAGCATACAGCAACCATTGACCCTGCACGCTGGATTGAAGCAATGGCAAACGGGAAGGCCGAACCTTCTGATATGCTAGATGAACTACAATTTTGTCCGCCTGACAATCAAGCGTAGGCTACAGCGGAAGTTTAGCTACTTCATCCAACAGTGATCAGGCCACTTGTCAGCCAACTCAGGTTCTCGCATTGCCTCTGTAGGACACCAGCACTTCATACGAAGATCACAGCTGCAAATCTGGCACGTCTTCAACATAGGATCGCTAGGCGTATGCCGACTCGTTAAGAACTGATTGATATGCCCAACAAGGCTACGAGTTGAGCAACTCACGCAGAACTCTACAATTTTATCCGTGTTCTTTGGGCATGTCGCGCAAATAGCCGCTCTTCGATTTGCCTCTTCTTGATCCACAAGCTCGCCAGCCAAGTAAGGCTTCACGGCGGAGTTGTAAAAACGCTTCATCATCTGAAACGCTCCAATCTTCGCCTCGCTGTCAGGATCACGCTCGACACATAAGTCAGGACGATGCTGGCAAAATGCTGCCTGCATGATGAGGCCAAGATTCGCTGGAATCTCAATGCCATTTCCTTCCAGGTGCTCTTGAACGGATTTCGCTAGATCACGCCAACCATATCTGACGAACACCGTGTTTGTGGATTCAACGTGGTAAAAGAAGCCATAGGTATCACCAGTGATAACAGCCGTTGGAAATAGCTCACGCAGCTTCGCGTGGTTGAATTCCTTTGGGATTGTATTTTTGCGGATGAGTTCTTGCATCACGTTGCTGGTTTGTAGCCCCTATAGACCTTCTTGAGCGCCCTGTCGCGCACTTCGTCAGCTTTGTCCAACAAGAATGCTCTAGCGCGTTCTGTGGGCATCTGGAGCGCACGCTGGCCGTATCGCAGAAGCATCTGCTTGTAGCCTTTACCGGTTTCAAGGCTGTAGTTGTCGGCTTCTTCCTGTGTAAGGGAGCGACGACGAGCACCCTTGCCAACCATGCGGTGTTCGGCATTAGCAGGAGTCAGCCAAATTCCACGGGAATTGAGAGCACCGAGAACCTTGTAGGCCGGATCGGTTGGTTTCACCATGAACTCGCGGCTTCCAGGATACACATTGCGTTGGATTTGTTGGCCCAAGATGTCGTAGTACTCCTTGCCTTCGTAGCGACGATAAACAGGGATGTGCGAGGCTGTCTTCTCCCACAGTGTTTCGTATTTACGCAGATTTGGATCTTGCGCGTAGTCGATGTCCTTCAGGAATCGAGGAACGAAGCCGCCAGCGTAGCTCGACATCACCTTGGCAAAACGCTCCATGCGCTTCTCGTTGGGGTCTTTGCTGGACAAGCTATTGCCGAATAGCTCTTGGAACTGGGAAAGAGCAGGAATATCAGCGGCAGCAGCAGCGCCAGACATTGCGGCACTTGCCATAATTTGTGCTACGTTTTTGTCGTTCCATTGATCTGGCGAGAAGCGGATCAAGTCAGAAAGACTTCCGATAGCTGCAAGCACAGATGAAATAGGCCAGTTGGCGTAATTGAACACCTTGCCATTGATGCCGATGGTGTATTCCTTCTCGCCAGCAGCCAGCTTCTGCTGCTTCTTCTCAGGTGTGAGGTTACCCCATCCGCCGTTGATGAACCAACCGCGCTTCTCGTCATCCGGCTCGTCTGCGATGGCTTTCAGGATTTGATAGCCAGCAACGGATAGCATCACTCCAATAAGCTGATTGCGCCGAATTGAGTCGATGAATGCTTCTTTTCCACTGATGCGATTAGGATCAAATTCAGCCTCAAATGCGCGAGCGAAACCAATGCCTGGAATGAAGCTCAGACCTTGGTTGAATTTGTTGCCAGCGAAACGTGCGAAGCGAACACCGCCAAAGTTGGCTGCATTGTAAGCAGCGAACTGCATGAAGTAGGCGAATGCCAATTCAAGTCCAGAGAGAATCCTATCGCCATTCTGCGCTGAGTCATTCCATCCGCGTTGAGCTTGTTTCAGGAATCTATCAGCACCTGCTTCAGCATTGGTCACAAGCGATCTGATCGCACGATAGCCAACGCCGCCAAGTCCAGATGGATCAAGCGTCATGGCACCTTGTTGACCGAAGAAGTTGGCGTTCTCGGACACGTTGCCTAGCTTATCCAATTCCTTCATCATATCGGCCAGAGCGTAGGAATCCAAAATAGCCTTGTCGCGTGCAGACTTTGGAGGAGTATTTTTGAAGTCTTGCTGAATAATGGCGTCCTTGTAAGGCTTCAAATCAGACTTCTTCTCCATTTCAGCAATCTTAGCTGGATCGAGTCCAATCTGGCGGAATACGATGGAAAGCGAGCCTTCCTTGGTGAGTCCACTATTGAATACGTCGAGAGCAGTCAGCAAACGGCTAACTGTCCGCATAAACAAGCCTGCGCTCTTGACGAGAATCTTGTCAGACTTCGCCATTTGTTCTGCCAGCTTGTTGCTCTTACCGATATTGCCCCACTGCATGTTCTCGGTCACATCGTTCATAGATGGATCAAGAAACACTGGATCGCCGCTAACAAGGTATTGCCACGCGATGTTGGCTTGGCGACCATAAGCACTCAGCAATCGAGCGAGTGTTTTGTATGCACCAGCAAGCTCAGATGGAAGCTGCTTTGGATTGGTGAATCCAGCGATGAACACGCGAGACAATGCCGTGGAAAGCTCGAATGCACCGCTGGCAACAGCTAAACCGATTGAGACGATAGTATTTGGACCAGACAGCACACTAGAAACCCAGAAGTCAGCGAGCATCTTTGCCACTGGAATCTTGAGTTCGCCTTGCAGCACTTCAAGTAGCTTGTAGGCCGCAACTTGGCGCTTCACAGCGTTCAATCCTTCGTCTTGAAGAACCTCGATAAGCGAATTGATCTTCTCGCGCTCTGTCTCGGTGA